GCACATTACGCCGTAAAAAATCAAGTAAAACCTAATTTGTGTAATGAATTACCCTAGTTTGCCCAAATTTTCAAACAAAAAGCCGGGGTTGTTTCCCCGGCGGTAATTTCACTTTTAAAAAAATTTTCTATTCCCCTTTTTGCCGCTTATATGCCAGCGTTGCATTCATTGCTTTAGTAAAAGCTTCCTCATCAGGCAGCTCATAGGCCAGTTCCTTCTTAGCCTCGGCTACAAAATCACGGACTTCAAGGGAATCACGTCCTTCACGAGCCAGTTTGAGTGCGTTGTTCTTGATTGCCTCAAGAGCTTCGACTCGTTTTTGCCTTTTACCAGCTTCCATCTCTGGAGCAATTGAGCTTGTTCTTTAAATATACCTCCCCTATCCCTGGGATTTATCAACAATAGAATGTGAGGAGGCAAAAGTACATTCAATAAATACAAATGGCCCTCTCTCTGGCTGATTTCTACGCTTATAGCCGCGCAACAGGGGTTCCTGTACCAGAAGATCCGGCGGAACGGGCGCAAATGGCCATGGAAGTCGCTGATTTCCGCCGTAATCAACTGAAAGGACAGCCTGAGGGTCCAAATCTGCTGGCTACCCTGGGCCTAGGAGCCGCTGCAATCGGTGGTGCGGTGGGTTTAGGTCTCGCAGGTCGCCGTTTACTCCGTGGCCCCGCTAAATCCGCTACAGCAGGCGTCACACAAGCTGATCTCAGCCGGTATGCAGAGAGCGTTGAACCTATTCGTAGGGCTGCCGCCCAGGAAACTGTGGTTGTCCCACAAGAAACTGCGGCTACTCCTGGTACCCCAGTGAAATCAAGTGGGTTGCCAGATGTTCGCCCGTCTGTTGCGCCCCCTCCACCGACAATTAGACCGCGTCGTGAGGCAAAAGGGTTTAGTCCCCGTGAATATGTTGAGTCCACAGGGTCTTTAGTGCCGACCGACCTCACGTCTACGCATCAAGCTACTGCTCCCCTGCAGGCTGATCAATTCATCAACGCTGTTGAGTCTGGTGAAGACCAGATGACGGGTCGTATCAAGCAACAACTCCAACGCAACGAAGATCTTGATCTGTCCCAGGTGGAAGTCCTGGAGAACATCGCAGATGAGAACGATGCCTGGATGCGAACTCAAGATGAGCCCATCAACACAGCAGCTTCTCAACTTCCCGATGGCATTCCCCAAGACCAAGCTGAAGGAGTAACACCAGAGTCTTTTGCACAAAAACAAGTCAACCAACAACGTGTAAAACGTGAGCAACTTTTAGATGTCGAATACAAAATGTACGACATGGTTGCTAGCGCGGCTGAAAAAGGTGTCAAGATGGATCCCAAGCGGGCCCTTCAAATCATTACAAACCCCACCGTGGAGCTAAACCAGGAAGAGATGAGTCTTTTCAGGACTAATCCTAACTTGGGCAAATTTGCTCTTCGAGGACAAACATTTGAGCCAGGTCAACAACAAACAGGCGCTGCCGTCAGTATTGGTGGGGAAAGACTGAGAAGCATTCCCAATATCGGTATGGATCCTCAGTCTCCTATTAAGCAGGCTGCATCAGGGACATCAATCCGTGGACGTTCTCGTGTACAAAATGAACCGGACCAATTCCGTCCTCGTGTAAGTTCGTCCGGTCGTCCGGTAGAAAATGATGTGTTTACTGTTGACGAGGGTGGAACAGTAACGGTTTACCCTGGAGAAGAGCTTACGGAACTTGAGACAAACGAAGGCAGATCTTCTTATCCGCAGCGTTTTATTCGAAACATTATTACGGGGGAACGTCAGGAAGAGTATGCGCCTAAAAACATGCGCCCCATTCAAACCGCTGAAGGCAAGACATACTTTGTACCTACTTCTGATCCAGGGGGTGTAGGAATTTACGGTGTAGAAAGGCAATATGCAGGAGGTCCTATTTCTAAATATGACAACCCAGCACAAGGTATTACCGCTGGTTCATATACAAAAACAGCAATGCGGGCTCCAACTGAACTTCCCTTTAAAGAAAAAACACAAGGAGGAGCTGGTTTTAGTGGGTTATCTACGCCACAACTTCAAACTTTTATTGAAAAAGCACCGGAAGGACGCGTTCGTTTGGCCGGTGAAAAAGAAATGCAACGCCGCCAAGCTTCTCAGCAATCTTTACAAGTGAGTGAAGCGCTGCGTCGCGCTAATATTGAGGGACGCGATCCAAACAAAATCCTTCGTGAGTTTGGTTTTAATCTGTAACCATGGCAAAGGAAAAGAAAAAGGATAAAAAGTGGATTCAAGGTGCTGACATCAAAGAAGGTACCTTCACTGCTAAAGCCAAGAAAAAAGGCATTACTACTGCTCAGCTTCAGGAGAATGTCTTGTCTAATCCCGACAAATATGATGAGAAGACGGTGAAGCAAGCAAATCTTCGCAAGACCTTGGTAGGATTACATAAGAAGAAAAAAGAGAAAGCAGATAGCTAATGGCTAAAGACGCTCGCCTTGACCTGGGGCGCTACATCCAAAATCCTTTCAACCGTCAAGGGCAGATCCCTAAGCAGCTTGACTTTGATGAGCTGTTCAGATCTAAACCAGACTCGGGTGAATATCCCTGGAACCCATCACGATTTGAGTCTCGTGATTTGCTAAAGCGTTCAATGACGCGAAAGCAGGTTCTCAATCCAACTCTTAACTTTGTAGGTAACTCACCATTCTTTGACGGCAACGAAGAAGTTACTTCTGAATACGAACTGTTTGATGGCCTTGGTCGCTTTAATCGACCAGAAGACTATGACTTTGATGAAGGGCGTGCTCGCACTAAGCAGCGTCCACAGGAGCAACCTGACTTCAACCCCCAGTGGGTAGAGGCATACAAGATCAGCCCGACGCTTAATCCTGGCAAGATGGCCAAGAACCCAATGCCGCGTCTGCGCAACCCCGACCCTAACGGCTACTTGATGGCACTGGCAGAGCGTCGTGTAGAAAACGAAGCAGAAGACAAGCCGTCTATTGCCCAGTTGCTTGACAGAAAAGGTGTTGTCAAAGCGCTGCCTAAACGAGAAGAAGAACGAGATGGTGAGACTACCGCAGATGAGAACGAGATCGAGACAAACGTTTCACCTGGTAAAACACAAGACAACTCCTAGTAACATAGATAAATAGCAAGGAGAAAAAATGTTAGGGGGTTTAGGCAAACTTCTAGGTAGCCAAGTTTCTCGCCAGGCGGCCAAGAGTGCCCTCCCTGGTGCAGGCTTAAACTTTGCTGTAGGCCTAATGGGTCAGGGTCCTGTTGCAGGGGCTGCATATGCCGCTGGAGACTTTCTTCTCAACTATCCGGTAGTGGCTGCTGCGCGGAAGATGTTTCCCGGAACTCCTGCAGGCACTGCAACTATTGTGACCAAGACAGGTGAGAAGATTGTCAAAGAACTTCCTTATATGCCCTCCAATGTAGAAAATGCATTGAACATGGGCGCTTCTCTTGCATCAATGCCTTTGGTTGATGCAGTTACTCAGGGCGCTCTCTACAACCAGGTGCAAGCTGTGGAACCAACCAATATTTCTCAAGAGCAACAAATCTATCAGCAAACTGTTCAACGTCAAAAAGTTAACAACCTTCAACAACAAGCTCTTGCACCTGGCACGCAGTTCCAAGCTCAAGGTATTGAGCAAACCTTCCATTACCCTGGAATGACCCTTCCGCCGCAGGTACTTGCAGCCCTGCAGGAGGGATCATGAATATTCTTCAGAAAGCGCAGTCTATTGGCAGGGATATTAAATACGGCTTTCAAACAGCTGATCAAATCCAAGTCGATATGATCGCTGAATCCATGGACCGAAAAAAAGGTCTTGGGTACGGTGAAAGTGTTCTTGGTCCACGTTTTAAACAAGAGCTTAAAAAAGCAGGTATTACTGCACGACAGACACCTGCTCAATTTCTTGGCGCATATACGTCTCGCGCTTTGATCGATGTAGCAAACGACGGTACTCGCACTTACTGGTGGCGGTTCAATCATCCACTTGCAATTGCACAAGTTGGTATCGAACAAGGTGTAAACTCTTCTGTCCTTGAATCTCCTACAGCTCGTGCAGCTGTTGCGCTAGGAATCAGCATACCAGCCATTGCCGCCTCTGGCACATACGACATTACAAATCCTGGGGAGCAGTTCCGACCGAAAGGCTACGCTCAAAGCTACTCAGAAAAAGGTTCAGATGATCGACGCACCACAGAACAACCCACTCAAGAATTATTTGAACGCTTTTTCCTTGGCCGCACTGGTGACCCGCTGAAATATGAAACTGCAAAGAAAGAAATTCCAAACCTTACTCCGGAACGTTACGCAAACTATATGAACTTCTTGTATCAAGACAAAGGTTTGCTTAATTTAGGCATTGTCAAAGGAACGATGGAAAATCTGCAGGGTACTCCTGAAGTTCGTATGCTTGGCTTCCCTGTCACTCTGCCAATGGCGGGTGGATTTGCAGGAGGTACTGTAGCCGCCAACCTTGCAGGCAGAGCACCCGGAACGCCAAAACAAAAAGCTGTTCGTGCACTGGCTGGTGGGTTGGCTGGTTCTTTGGCTGGTGTTGCTGCGGGTAATACAGTAAACAGCCTGATCGCAAACAATATCAATAATCAACAGCTCGCAGCCAGCCAATTAAATACTCAGGTGGCAATGCCCTAAGTGTAACCACTGTTAAAATTTAGAATATAAATACACAGTTAATAATGGCTACTGTAACTGGCTACCAGGGGGGAGAAGACGATTCTCGCTTTTCTCGACGTGGTCGCGGAGCCGGTCAGTTTAACGCTACCGGCGTGATGTCCCAGCCTTCGGTGCCAGGGGGAGAGGAAGGCAGTTGGTTCCAAAAATTCTTTAATATTGTACGAGGAAAAGAGGCGGAACAGCCAGGGGTAAAAATTACAGGTAACGTAGGTGAAGCGGGTCCCACGGTAACAGAAGGGGGCGTGGGAATTAATCGCGGGCAAGCCTCCGTTACTTCTGGTGCAGGGACCCGACTTTCTCGGGAAGGGAATCGAATTGCTGGGGGTGCCCAGCAGGTTACCGATACAATTCTTCAGCCCGGTGGGATGTTCAAAAACCAAGCCGGAAACTATCGAGGTGCGGCTGGCGGTAAAAGTGGCGCCGCTCTTGGTGCAGTAAGTACAGCTCTTTCTGGTGATCCTTTAAGTGCTGTTATCAGTGCTCCTGTTGGTATTGCCGCCGGTGCAGTGGCTAATACCGCAACAACAGCACTCACGCAAGGTTTGATGGCTGGTCCGGCGCCCGCTAGGGCCCTTGGCATGGGTATCCGGTTCCTTGCTCCTAGTCTTGTTGGTGGTGGCGTACAGCAGGCTGTTGCCGGTGCTGTGGGTGGCGTGAAGGGCCGTGCTGAGAAAGGGGCCAACGCTCCAGTGGGTGGTACTCCTATGTACATCCCAGGCACTTCTATCGGCCTGAACCAGGCTGCTCTGGAACAGAATCAGTTTGAACGTGATCTAGCCAACCGCCTGAAAGAAGCCCAGACCATGGGCCAATATGATATTGACAAGACCAAAGCGTTGACTGACTACGCAATAAACAAACAGATCGAAATGCTGAAAGCACAGCAACCTCTGCAAGATCATGAGCGTCGTCAAAATCTGATTGCAGCTCAGCAACTGCAAGCAAGTGAAGGTGCCATCTACCAGAGTCTTGGTCGCCAAGCAGGCCTCTTCAAGTTGGCTGGTACAGCTCAAACAGAAGCCGGTCAAACGATGCGTACTGCAATTGCCAACAACCCTTACGTGGGTGCAACCCTGTCTGCTCCGTCCATTAGTTTTGGTTGATCATGACGTTATCACTGCCGTTTGATCTGTCGAAAGGAGCCGCAAGATTCGGCTGGGATAAAGGCACAGATTTTGCTACTCCGGGGATGAGCACAGTCTTCACCCCTGGAGCAACAACATCAACTTCTGCTCCTGATTTAAAATCAGATATGGGTCAGGTCTTTGCTGGTATTGGTTCGTTACAAGCTCAGCAAAATGAGTTTCTCAAGCAGCAACGTGCCGAAGAAGAAGATCGTCAATTGCGCCAGGCGCGGGAACGTCAGAAGCTAGGCAAAGAAAGCCTGTCTATTGCTTCTATGTACAACCAAATTAATAAACTCCCTGGAACCATTGCCAGTGCCTTTGGCGGTAACGACCAGCTTCAGTTGATGCTCGGAACGTATGGCAATATTCCTGCCATTGTTTCTGATACTTATCGGTCATTTCCACAACGTAGTATCACGCCTGTTGGCAGTCAAACCACTACTACAAAATATTACGGTTAAATACCTGTACTAAAATAAAGGGACTAAAGGTCGAACATATGTCATATAACTGGGGCTCAACTAGCGGCCTTTCTAACGTTTGGGATTCCAGTAGCAACTTCCTGGGCGGTGGCGGTGCTTCTAGTGCCGCAAGTGGAGCTGGTGGTTTTTTTGCCGGCGCAGGTGGTCCAGCTATTACAGCAGCTCTTGGCGCAGTCGGCTTGCCTTTTGAAATTGCAAGTCGCAGGCGCCAGCAGGACATTATGCGTTCTGGCTTAGAAGCACAGCTTCGAGCACAAAACGCAGCACTGGAAACCAATACCATGCTTTCCCGTGAAGGAATGTATGGACAGCTTGGCGAGAGCCTTGGTGCAAGACTCTTTGGACAGACTGCAGCTGATCTTGAAAAAGGCCGCCAGTTTGAAGCACGTAAGTGGGAACTTGGCCCTGGAGCCGAAAAAGATTTAGCTTTTAGGTCGGATCTTGGACGTAGAGAAAGATCTGCTGCTGTGAGCCAAGACACTCAGTCGGCTAAACGTTTCGAAAATCTTCTTAACATGAAGCGTCGCCAAGCTGAAATTGAGGGTGGAATGGCCGCTATGTTTGGGCCTAAGGCTCCGACTAACGTCAGTAGAATGGTTGTAGGCTGAGGTATTAAATTATGGGCGGCGGACGCGGCACAACGGTTAACTATCAACCCCCTAACGTACAAAAAGACGATACGTTTGCAAATTACTTAAAGTATCAGCAAGAGAAAGAGGCTACTGCTGAACGCCGTGCTGCTGAAGAAAAGGCGGCAGCTAAAGCTGAAGCTGATGCACGTAAAGCCTCTGGTGCTGCTGGGTACTCTGGATTGCGTTCAGGCGTTGAGTCACAACTTCGTCAAGGTCTTCTTAGCTATCAAGATGCCACCAGCCAGCTTCGTGATTACGCTTCTCGCTATGATCTTACGCCTCCCGAGACTGATGTAAGTGCCCTGACGGACATCTACACCAAAGAGGTTCGCCCTGGTCAATTACAGACCGGTATTGGCGCAGCTTACGAAGAACTCCTGGGGCGCCAAGCCTCAGAAGAAGAGAAGCAAACCGCAATGACGCGGTTCAACCAAGGGTACTATTCCAACGTTCAAGACCTAAAAGATTCCTTGACCAAAGGTCAGGAGTACCAGAAAAAATTTAACCAGAGCTACTTAGATAACTATTACGACACGATGTTCGGTAAACAAACTACCGACGAAAAAGGTGATAAAACAGGCAAGCGTACTTTCACGTTCTCTCAGAATCTTTTGCCCCAGTACGGCGGAGATCTTGCTTCTCGTACGAAGGTAACAACTCCTGACTTTGGCTCTAGTTTCACTGGTACGCCTGCAGAAATTGAAGAGCAGCAGCAAAACCTACGCGATACTCGCCAGTATCTCTACAGTGCCGGACTCACTAATCTTCAAGGTGAGATTGACAAAGAGACAACTAAACTCAAAAGTGAAGGCTCCAAGGAGCTTGCCAAGATTCAATCTCAAGGCAGCATCTACAACAGCCTCGTTGGAAGCTTTAGCTTCTAATAGTTTGGCATTGATATAATTAATCTAGTTTCACGGATAAGTAATGACTTCTACTCCTTACGGTCAGTCTGAAGGCGACGACTACTTTGATATCAATAAATTTGAGCAACTGCTCCAGCGCCTGGAAGGCTCCAAGGGTCGCCAGCAACGTCAGAAATCTCTCGAAGGTCGTCGTGATATTTACGCACAAGGCCTCGCTTCCATGATGTCTAACTTCTGATACAAATGTCTTCCACTCCTTACGGTCAGTCTGGCGCAGACGACTACTTTGATATCAATAAATTTGAGCAATTACTGGAACGTCTTGAGGGCTCTAAAGGTCGTCAACAGCGTCAGAAATCTCTTGAAGGCCGCCGTGACATCTATGCTCAAGGCCTTGCTTCGATGATGAGCAACTTCTGATTTTTTCTTGTAAGATTTATAAGCCATGACTAGTAGCTTTTCTGACGTTCCTCTTGGTCAATCCAGTGAAGATGACTGGTTTGATCTAGACAAATATCGTCAGGCCGCTGGCGTGGCATACGAATTTTCCAAAAAGAAAATGGAGACTGCTGGTGAACAAGAACGTGAAACCATCGGTAAAGGCGGCCAAGAGCAGCGCACCTCTGCCGAGCAACAGCAGCAGTTCAAGCAGCGAGACGAAGAAAGGGACTACGGCCAGGCCCAACGAGCTTATCGATATTGAGTTATTTGATACTTGGGTAGACAATCTTGATGCGTCTACCCAGGAATCTTTCTGCTCGTTTGCCGCAGATAACTTCTCTGTTATTGAGATTTTTCTCTACGCCAGGTTCCTTGGATACAAGGGGTCTATTACTGCGTGTGACCTTTGGGTAAAAGACAACTACGTCAAGCCTGATCACAGGAAGAAGCTCCTGTTTGAAATTGACGAGATGCAGGAGGACATGCGCAAGTTGCGTGAAGATGTTGAGAACGGAATCGTAAAACGGGATGCAGGCGTTGCGCGTATTGCTTCCATGCAAAAGGAACTCCGTGGGACAATTGCACAGGTAGAAATGTTTACTGCCGCCAGGGATCGCAAGGGTCTTCTAATGGCTGGCGCAGACAGGGCTATTCGTGAACTCATGTATATTTTTAAGGACGACCCAATTGAGATCCCCCTGGAAGAAGCGACATTGAGTGTGTGGGCTAGAATGCAATTAGAGGAGTGATCTTTTAATGAGCAAAAAAGTTCCGCCCCAGCTTCTTGAGTACCTGAAAAAGAAGGAAGCCAAAAAAGAAGACGGCACTGAAATGAATGACAAGGAAAAGCGTAAAGCTGCCCTTGAGAAAGCTCGCAAGTATCAAGAACAAAAGAAGAAAAACAAAAAGTAAGCTAGTATTCAGTTACATTTGAATATCTGCAGTGCCTTCTTATATCCACCTGGCCCATCGCCGCAACGCACGAGCTGCTTCGCGGAACTTCAAGGTAAAAGAGAATAAGAACGAAGCACTGCTGGAACGCGCCAGGGAAGACTTTGGTTTTTTCTGTGAGTATGTCGCCGACAAGCCTCCTGCTGCGCATCATAAGGAATGGCATCGGCACTTTGTTACTAACGAAGACAGTAGCTGCCTAATCAAAATTGCGGGCCCTAACGTTGACCTCCTGGCACCCCGTGGTTCAGCCAAGTCAACAGTCTTGGGTCTTTTTACCGCATGGGCAATTGGCGTTCATACTCACGCCAAGATGCCGCTTCAGATTCTTTACTTGTCTTACACGGTTGATATTGCACGTTCCAAGTCTGCAACCATCAAAAGGATTATCGAAGGCAAACGATACCAGGAAGTTTTTCCAAAAGTACGTCTTCTCAAGAACGTAACCAGTAATGAGTACTGGTCTATTGATCACAAGTTTGCAGGCATTGACGTAACTGGTGACGAACAATTTACTCTTTGTGCAGCAGGTCTTAAAGGCTCCGTGACTTCTAAGCGTAGTCATCTGGTCTGTATTGATGACGCCATCAAGTCGGCTGCTGATATTGCAAACCCTGACATCAGGAAGATGATGCAGGACAACTGGAACGCCGTTATCTCGCCGACCATGTTCGAAGGTGCGAGGGCAATCTGCCTTGGTACTCGCTTCCGACACGATGACATTCACTCGACAACTTTTAACGAGCAAAACAACTGGTTGCAGATTGTTCTTTCTGCTATCCAAAACAATCCAAAAACAGGCGAAGAGGAGTCCTACTGGCCAGACATGTGGTCTCTTGATTACCTGAAGGAAAAGAAACGACAGGCTCCTATTGCCTTCTCGTTCCAGTACATGAACCAAGTCATCCGCCAAAACGAACTCTCCTTGGCGCCAGAGCTGATTGTCAAGGCTGAGATCTCAACTGAGTTTGATGCGCTTGGAATCGGGGTCGATCTCTCTGCTGGTACTAAAGAGAAAAACGATTACACAGTAATGATTCTTGGCGGGCGCATTGGTGATCGGATTCACATCATTGATTACCGGCGTATTCGTGTGATGGGTAACCTTGAAAAACTAGACGCACTCAAGGAGCTTCTCAACGATTGGTCTGTGCTGGGACGAGACGAGAACGGCACATATTTCCCGACTTACTCAACGTGCGATATCTGGTCTGAAGCTGTACAGTACCAGGCATCCCTGGAGGCAGACTTTAAACGAGTCTGTTTAAATAATGAAGGTTTGTATAACTTGATTTGGCATCCGGTCAAGGGTTTCCGTGCAGATAAGCTGGCTCGCTTCCGTGGGATTATGGGTATGTTTGAAGACCGCAAGATTATCTTCAATCGTTTCCGCAATTTCACGGCAATGTTTGAGGAACTTACCAACTTTGGTGTAAGCAGTCACGATGACTGTATTGATGCGTTAGTATGGCTCGTAACTGGACTTGCTCGTAAGGGTCAACTACATCTCGATTACTAACTAGTAGACTGAATAAAAAAGCAATTCCAGTTGTGGGTCCTGAGTATTTAGCAATCGGCCTAACAGCCGTTATGTCAGCCTTCACTGGAGGCTCCTGGGTCGCAAACAAGATTCTTAGCCGTTCTCATGAACGGCTTAAACAGTTGCACGATCTTCTTGCATTACAAGAAAACAGAGTCAATTCACTTGAAAATCAAATCAATCGCATGCCGTTGGAGTACGTACTGAAGGTCGACTTCTTGCGCGAAATCCAAGAAATGCATGACAACTTTAAGCAGATCAACCTTAAGCTTGATAAGCTTATGGAAAAGCTTTTGTCCAAATGAGTTACATTATTGAGGTAGAGGAAGATTCTTCCGGTGATCTTTTCATTACTCTTCCCGATGAGCTTATCGAGGAGTTGGGCTGGATCGAGGGAGACGTACTTAACTGGGATGTAAAGGGAGACGGAATCGTCCTGACAAAAGTGCATGACAGCCTTGGCTACGAAGTCATAGAAGAGTAAAATATAGAAATCGGTTGAGTAAAGACATGTTTTACAGCGGCGAAAGTAACGTTCCTGGCGCCCCAGGGAATCTTATGGCAAGCAGCCGTAACATTCCTGTTGGACAAGACCCCATGCTTCCGATGACTCAGTATCAATTCAATGACTGGGTCAAGTACAACCTCGACAAAAACAAGCCGCTCCGTCCCAGGGATGCACAACCCGGCCCCACAGGTCCTCAGCTTCCCGGCTTCCTGAACAAAGGAGCATCTCTCCCTGGTGCTCCTGGTAACGTGGCGGGTATGTACGGCCAGCTCCCTGCAGGTTTTGATAACAAGTTTGTCTCCTGATGAAAAAGAAAAAGCTCGTCAAACAAGCTCTAGAGCATCCTGAATTATTTACTCCGGGTGAGTTAGCTTATTTTGATCGTTGGCTTTGGCAAAAGAAACAAAAGAAGACTGCTAAGATCAATAAAGCTACAGAGGAAGATAGTTAATGGCTGTTGACGCAAAGGCCCGTCTTAAAGAAATCATTGACTCATATCTTGAAAAAGATGGTGGGGCTTCAATTGATACGGGCATTGTTGCGTCTCACCTGGCACAGATGAAGCTATTTGGCATCCGCCAGGGTGTTGAATTCTTTCCTTCTCAAGATAACTTTGGCAACCAAAGGAAAGACTTTATTGACCGCGTAGTCAAGTACAACCAACTTGACACACGCCTGGATTCCATCTGGGATTATTTCATGTGTGATGGCCAGGGGATGTTTTACATCCGGCCAACCCAAAACAACTATCGCCTCTATTACTTTCGTAAGCACGAATACAGAAGCTTCTACAACATTGATGGCGAGCTGGATGAAGTCGTAATCATCTATAGCTATAAGGTTCGCCAAGGTTTTGGTTATCAGCAAGATATTGCAGCCCAGGGTCTCACCGGAATGGCGACCATGGGCCAAGGCGGAGCTAAGCGTTATATCCGACTTTCCATTAAACGCAAAACTATCGAAGAAACGCACTCGGAAGGCGAGATCTCATTCGATACGAATTACCAGGGGATTCCTGGGAAAACAAAAACGTTTAAGAATACGCTTGGTTTCATCCCTTGCGTAGAGATCTTTAACAATCCCAAAGGTTTCTCAACCGAAGGTGTTGGAGAGTTTGATTCTCTTGCCAACCACATCTGCACGCACGACGAAATGGTCCGCACCATGCGGAAGAACGTGCAGTTCTTTGGTAACCCGACTCTTCTCTCGTCTCGTCCCAAGACAGACCTAATGGAGGCTGGTGGGGATTCTGTTGTACAGCGTCCTTCTATTGCTGCAAACTCTGGCTTCACCAGCATGTCGGCCTTGAGTCGCTCGACCTTTAAGCAAGATCCGATCAGTCGGGGTGTTGACGGAACTATCCGAGTCCCACGCGTTATTGCAAACCTGGAGCCAAACGACCGTGTTGGCTACATCGTTCCAGACGCCATTACTGGTGACCAGAATTCTTTTGCTCGTCAGTATCGAGAAGAGATTCGCACGGCACTTGGTGGCGTGGATGAACTGTCTATCTCGGCAGGCGTTACAGCAACTGAATACAAATCTCTCTTTGGTCGTGTATCTGCGACATCCAAAAAGAAAGCAAATTCTATTTACACGTACGGCATCTGCCGTTGCCTTGAGCTGATTATTTACCAAGAAGAAAAGCTCTTCCGTCAAACACTGGCTGCCGCAGCAGGACTGGAGAAACCCCTGGAACTACCTGAACAAGCTTCTGATGAAGACATTGCTGCTTACGAGCAAGCAATGAGTGTCTTTGAGGACCAAGTCAAACAGTTGATGATGGCTTGTCTTAAGACCCAGCAAATTCCACCCGGAGTGCTTGGTCTTATTCCTGACGGGGATGTGACCATGCTCTGGCGTTGGTTAGGTCCTGTTTACGAAGATTCGACGCAAGATGTTTTAAACAACTCCATTGTTGTTCGAAATCTGCAAGAATTAGGTGTTGATAGCATTGAAGCACTGAAATACCTCTTCCCGTCTAAGACGGATGAAGAAAGGGCCGGGATGCTATCAGGTTTCCCGTTCAGGATGGTTGGTGAATTGCAGAATGCATATTCTCAATTCTCTCGCCTAGTGGGGGGAATGATGCAGACCCCTCACCCGCAATCACCGGATTTACCGATGGCTGCGGATCCGCGATTGGATTTGACCCCATATCTGTATCGCACATTAGAAGCTCTACAAAAGGAGATGAGTTATGCAGGACGCTACCGTCCAATCGATCCCACAGACGAGCCAAGCACCAGTAGCCGTCGCTCCGAGCAGCTACGTGGTGGCAGCTCCGGCACAGGCTCCGGCCAGCTACCAGGCGGCACCGGTGGCGTACCAGGTGGGTACCAGCTACCCCCAAGCGGTACCTCAGGCGAACCCCAGCTACCAATCCAGCCCTACAGCGTACGCCCCCCAATCCCAACCGGCGGAAACTTCGGCGGGGAATCCCTGGGAATCGGCGTTCAACAAGGTGGTGAACCTGCTGAGCGCACCAGTTCAATCCCCATTCCAGGGGCAACCCTCGCAGGCGCCGACACAGTTTACCCCAGCGAACTTCGGTCAAGTCAGCAGCCCAGCTACGCAACAATCGGCTCCGCAGACTTGGTCTCCCAACCAGGCATACTCGCCCAGCTCTTCCCAAACCTCCTCGAATCCCTCCTTGGCGGACGTGGCGGATTACCTGGGGCTGAGCCAGGAAAGCCGAATGGTGATCGACGCGTACGGGGTGGAGGCTCCGGCTCTGCTGAACAACTACGCTCTGAACCTGGAGCAGATGCTGGACAGCGCCGTCGCGTGGGGAAACCGCGCCGCTGATACCATTCGCGGTTACGCCGAGTTTGCTGTCAACGAGCACCAGGAGAACCTGGCCTACAACGAGATCCTGACCAACCCCGATGTGCTCAGCGATTACACGCTGAAGTTCTTCGGTCCTGAAGGTCCTTGTCCCGTGTACGAGAACGAGGCCCAACTGGAGACTCGCGGCTATCCGACCGAGGCCCTGAACATGCCTCAAATGGGTAACTTCCCCGCTCCTCCTGCTGCCGCTGCTCCCCAGGCTCCTGAAAACTTCTGGGGTAACTTCAGCGAAATGATGGCCCGTGACCCCCAGAATGCCTGGCGCGTTCTGAACCAGGCTCAGCCTCAAGTTGTGGCTAACAAACTGTTTGTGATGGAGTGAGGCAATGGGCCTTTTAACACGTGCAGGTAATTTGATTGGTGACATTGGCCGTCAAGTTCCTGCCGGTTCTAAACGTGATCGTTTAGTGGGTGCGCTCGCCAGTGGTGTTGAGGGTACCCAGGGCCTGCTTGCAGGTAAGTATGCCCAGGATTTAAAGTCCGCTTTTTCTCCTGCTAATACTGCTCAATATGCTCCTGTAGCATATGGCCTTATTGGTGCAGGTGGCTCTGTTGCAGGAAACGTATTAAGCGGCGAGGAAAAGGATCCTGGTCGCATTCTTGCGGAAGCTGCTGGCGCAGGGGCACTTGGCGCCTTAGCCGGTCGTTCCATTGGAACACAGGGCGCAAATCTTCAGGAAGCACGTGCAAAACAAGCTCCGCTTATGAAGGCAATGGATCGTGCTGCTGTTGACTACGAAATGCGGGCCAGGAATGCAGCACGAGCCGGTGCCATGTCTACTGCTCAAGCAGCGCGAGGCAAGGTTTTAAATCTTGTTGATAATCTTGCTGCTGGCGAACAAGGTATGAAAGACTTGGCACGTGAGACACGCATTGGCCAAGGTTTTATGATGGCAGGTTTACCTGGCCTTGCAGGACTTGGGGGCATGGCTGGTGGTGGTCTTTCTAACATTGCACAAAGCGCTGGAATCCCTGGCTTCCAAGCCGAAATGCCTGTTGATCCTGAGGCCTATGGCTCCAGTAATTCCGCCGGCGCTCGCTACAAAGCTCCGACTATGCAGTATGTGTAATTAAATAAATTACCAACTGCTAAAATTTGTGATAGATAAGACATATGAATGTCTGAATCTTTCACCCGATAAAAACAATCCCCGCGACACTGGAGGATAGAACAAAGTGTTTCTTGATAACGATTTCCCGAAAATCCTTGGTGCGGAACTTTACCGTCCCCACCCCGCCTATATCGCTGAGATGGCTGTGGAGCCCGTGGTTGTCCACGACTTCACCCGCCAGCCTGGCCAAACCGTTCAGTTAGACCGCTATAAGTTCTGGGGTACCCCTGGTACGAAGGACAGCCGTGAGCGTATTGCCGATCAAACGATTGGTACCGCCAACAGCCGTAACATCACCAAGGAGAAAGTACTGGTGGTGCTTAAGGAGTACACGGGTCCTGCTGATCCGGGCGATCCGACTCAGCCCAGCACCTTCAAGATTGCTCGTGAAACTCTGATTACCGCCCAGCGTCTTCTGCTGGACACCGGTAACCTGAACATGTTCCACCAGTCGATCGGTAGCCTGACGCTGCTGGACGACTATCGCCGGTGGCGTGACCGCGTCTTCATTGACGAACTTGCCAAAGCTGAAGCCAACGGTGCCGCCTCCTCTTCTCAGGGTGGTTACTACTTCGCTGGCGGTAAGACCAAAGCTTCTAACGGCTCGGTTGCTTACACCACTGCTGAGTACACCGCTAACGTGCAGCAGTTCCAGGTGCGCACTGACCTCCTGGAAGTGGTGAAGGATCTGCGTAAGCGCAACGTGCCGACCTTCGGTGATGGTCTGTATCGCTGCATCTGCGATCCCGTGTTCATGATGCACCTGCGTCGTGACCCCGACTTCCGTGAGATCGCTCGTTACGCTGGCGCTCCTGGTCAAGGCATGTACATGGGCAACCCCATGATGCCTAACAACACCAGCTTCTTCCAGGGTCCCCAGGCTGGCCAAGGTTACTTCCTGGCCGGTGAGCCCGTGATGCCGACTGGTGTTCAGTTTGAAGGCGTCAAGTTCTTCGAGTCGACCAACTTCCCGACCAAGAACGTGAGCGCTAGCTTCACTGATACTCCCTCCTACAGCAGCCAGGAAGTGGCCCAAGGTTACTTCTTCGGTCCTCAGGCTATTGGCGTTGGTATCGGCGGCCCGAACGCTCAGGTGCTGATCAACAACAACGACGACTTCAGCCGCTTCATCATTCTGATCTGGCAACTGTACGCCGGCTTCGAAATCCTGAACAAGGACTTCGTGACCACCGCGTTCAGCTTCATCCAGGACGACGGTGTGGTCTGATAACCAATAATAAAACCTCAAAGGAAAGATAAATGACCTATTTGTCCGCAAAGAAAATCTATCCCGGCAACTGGGCTGAGCCCCTGAACAGCTGGTATAAGAATATCGATAACACCCAGGACGGTACTAACGAGTCGTCCAAGGGCGGCCCCACTTCCGTGCTGGCAATCCCTGGTTATCGTTACTTCCAGCAGCGTGGTTATGTCCCCGTGACAGCCACCTCTGGCACCGGTGCTGTGGCCTCTGCTTCTGTGATCATCCCTTCCCCCTACCGGAATGATGACACCCGTACCGACATCACCGGCATGGTGATCTCTGGTACCAGCACCCAGGCTGCTTATGTGTACCGCACCGCTATCTCCGTGGCCTCTGGCTGGGGCGATGGGCGCGTGGCTTCCGGTGTGTACGCTGCCACCGGTAACGTGATCTCCTTCGGTCGCGATAACAGCGGTAGCCCCGTTGCTTACTCTGGTGAGCCCGTGGCCCAGGCCAACCTGACCTCCACCGTCTCTGGTACCCAAGCTGGTGAAGTGTACTTCGCTGGTGGCGCCCAAGGCTTCAGTCAAGTGCCTCTGCTGACCGCTACCGGCCAAGCGGTCACCGTGACTGGCCTGTATCAGACCTACACTGGTGCCACCACCTTCAAGGTGTATGCCAAGGGTTCTGCCAACGGCACCGCTACTTCTGG